CCCAGCAAACAAAGAAATAGTTAACGTTACAAGTTTTGGATTTAATGGACAAAATTTATTAGATTTAGATTATTTCGTAGGCGACGGAAGTACTATAGAATTTATTACGAACGCTCCATGGGATCAAGCACAGTCATCATTAGTAACAGTTTCCGGCGAAGTAGTGAATTATATTTTATTTAGGACTGATAACAGTTATGACAGTCTTAATAGAGTTGGTATAAGATTCGGTTCTCCACCAGGAGAGGGAGACGTTGTTCAATACCTAATTTCTTCTTCTGAAGATAGGACTTATAGCATTGTTACTACTGAAACATTGACAGCGGATGGCAGTACATCCGTATATCCTTTAACTGTCACAATAGGTAATAAACTACCATTTGAAGCTAATGTTATTGTTAGAAAAGATAATCAAATATTACAAGGCCCAGATAATTTATATTATACTCTTAGTAATAATGTGTTGACATATTCTATCCCTTCTTATAAATTCTCTTCTGGTATTACAACAAATGATGATATTGTTGTATATTTGAGTGGAAGAAAATTACAAATCATGGTAGATTATACTATTGATCTGTTGTTAGGATCAGTATCAATCACATCTGAAAATTATGTTAATCAAGCAGATTTAATTATTTCAATAATTACTAATTCTGAATATTTTATTGATAACGGGAATATAGAATTTGTATCAACACCGTTGATTGGTGATGTTTATAAAATTACTTCAATGTTTAATCATGATGTTTTAGATATTAAAACAACTGATTATGAAATTAAATCTACAATATCATTAACTGCGGACTCTTTCGAATACCTATCTTATAATTTGACTAAGGGCGGTAGAATAAAATTAGACAGGGAAGTTATCGATGACAGCTATGTTTGGGTAATAAAAAATAAAACCTTACTTACACATAGTATTGATTACAAACTTTTAGGTAATAAAAGAGAAATAAAGTTGACAGATAAGCCTGCGGTAAATGATGTGTTTGTAGTTATGACATATTCAAATAATATTGTAAAATCTAATTTAAGCTATATGCAGTTCAAAGACATGCTTAATAGAGATCATTACAAGAGAATGTCGAAGAACAGACAAACGGTATTATTTAAAGATTTGAAATACTCTGATAAGGTAATTTACGTAGAAAACCCTGAAGTTTTATCAGAACCAAATAGATTAAAAAATATTCCTGGCGCCATATATTTGAACGGTGAAAGAATTGAATATTTTGTTAAAGATGGTAATGAACTTAGACAATTAAGAAGAGGCACATTAGGTACAGGAATACCACAAGTCCATGTATCTGGTCTGACTTTACTTGATATTGGCGTGTCGGAAACCATGCCTTATAAAGATGACTTCATTATCGATACTAACTTTTATGATGGTAGTACAAATGTAATACCGTTACAATACGTTCCAACACTATTAGATAGCAGTCTTACAGATGAAGATTGGACTAGAACTGATATACCAAGCACTTACGGACAATGCGATGAGATTGAAGTTTTTGTTGGCGGGTACAACTTAAGGGGTGCCTGGGAAACAGATACTGAATATAGTGTGGGTGAAATAATTTTGTATGGCACTTATACATATCGCTGTATAGCTGATCATAGGAGTGGATCATTTATAGATGATAGAAATAAGTGGGAATTTTTTGTAGGCAATCAACGATTGAAGAAACACCCATATAAAGTACATAACTCTGAAATACACTATGAAAGTCCTGAAGGTGATGTAGAGTTTGAAGCAGATTTTTCAGTCAATGGTACAACAGCCGCTGTTAGATTAACCAACAGTTTATCAACAGGAACAAAAATAATAACTATTAAAAAGATTGGCAAGATTTGGAATGATCCTGGTAGTGACCTAGCAAACTCTAACAATGCTATTGTTAACTTCTTATTTGCTGAAGAAGGAGCAACACCGATCACAAAGAAATCTAATTTAAATTTAATTGATACAAGTTTTGATAACGAATCGCTGACTTTTGACTCAGGTGATTTAACATTTGATAAAGGATAAGAAAAATGGCAATACAAATTATTAATGTTGGCCAAATACCTAATGATGGTACCGGCGATTCGCTGAGATCAGCAGGTAACAAAATTAATGACAATTTTACTGAACTATATACGGCCTTAGGTTCAACCAGTGGCCGATTAAGTTTAGTTAGTGGTATTACAGCAGCTAATGGCGTTGCTGTGGATTCCGAAACTGGTAATGTGACGATCACTGGTGTAATAGCATCGCCGACACGTTTCGGTGTAATTAAAGTCGGTAATAATTTAACAATAAGTTCAGAAGGAGTATTATCAGCTAATCCAGGAAACTATACACTCCCTACAGCAAGTGAAACTGTGTTGGGTGGCGTTAAAGTTGGGGCAAATTTATCCATTAATGGGTCGGGAGTATTATCTGCGGCCCAGTATGTGTTACCTACAGCAACGGTTTCTACTTTAGGTGGAATCAGGGTAGGTGCAAGATTAACTATAGATCCTAACGGAATATTAAGTGCCGATGAACCAATAATTCCAGTTGCAACTACTACTGTATTAGGTGGCGTTAAGGTCGATGGAACTAGTATAACTATTACAAATCAAGTTATTAGTGTTTCTACAGACTATGTTAAAGGACCTAGTTCGGCAACATCAAATTCTATTGCAAGATACGACAATACTACAGGAAAACTTATTAAAAATAGTTTAGTCACAGTTAGTGATGTAGGATTAATAACTGCACCGGTTGTTGGAAATATAATTCCTTTCTATTATGCAGATCAAACAGCCTTTCCAAATGCTTCGACTTATGAAGGGACCCTAGCATTTAGTGATGCTGATAATAGATTATTTTATTCATCTGATGGCAATTGGGTAAGCATTGCAAGAAGTGATGAAATAAATGTAGATACAAATACAACTTACACTATAAGTGCTGCTGATGGTACTGCTGGCAAGAAAATTATACGGCTAACTGCCGGTGGCAGTGGTAGTGGAAATGATGATGTTACACTTGTTGCAGGCACAAATGTAACTTTGGATAGAGTCGGTGACGAAATTACTATCAATTCTACAGCTACTGGCGGATCCGGAACTGGATTAGGATCAAGAGTTGATGCTCAAGCCACAACTTCAAACATTGCAGCCGGAGCAACAGCAAACATAACAATTACAGGATTCAAAGGTTATGTGTTATATAAAGTTTCCACATCTGATGCTGCATGGGTAAGGATTTATTCTAGCAGTTCTGCAAGAACTAGTGACATTAGTAGATCTGAAGGCACAGATCCAGCACCCGGATCTGGAGTTATTGCTGAAGTTATCACGACTGGTAGCCAAACAATTTTAATGACACCTGCTGTTTTTGGTTTTAATAATGAAACAGTTCCCACCACAGATATTCAATTGGCAGTTACAAACAAAGGTGCCATTAGTACAACAATAACAGTTACTCTTACAATTGTACAACTAGAGGATTAATAATATGTCAATGATCGATTATGTAGGTGTAAAAAGATATATTGTGACACTCCATGATTTTGAGATGATGGAAAGTTTGCATAACGATCTCGAAACTGATGGCATCGCGCCTCCTGGAACTGACATACTTAGAGCAGTTATCTGTGTAAACAAACGCCCAGTCAGTAGAAATTCTGAATTTATGCTTACAGCATGGGAGGTTGAAGAGTTAAAAAAAGATACTAGAGTAAAAAATATCGAACTAATTCCCAGCGAATTAGGAATTTCTGCAGGTGAATTTTCAATATCACAAACAAGCACTAACTGGAATAAAAGTGGAAGTAGTGCCACAGACATGAACAATTGGGGCTTGTTACGATGCGTTGAGGGATCTCAAAGAGCCAATTGGGGAGGACTAGGATTTGATGGAACTGGAACTGGTAATCCAATTGCATCTGGAACAATAAAACTTGCTCAAACAGGAAAAAATGTTGATGTAGTCATCATTGATGGAAATGGCATTACCTTTAATCATCCAGAATATGCAGTAAATTCAAATGGAACTGGTGGCTCTAGGGCAGTGCAATACAATTGGCTTCAACACGATCCTGTGGTTAGGGGTCTGCCACCAGGAAATTACGTTTATTCTACTAGTGACCATGCTACACACGTTGCTGGAACAGTGGCAGGTAATACTCAAGGCTGGGCAAGAGCAGCTAATATATACAACATTTACTATTATGCTGGTGATGAAGGAAATGCACTTTTTCCCTATGTTATGGACTATGTAAGAGAATTTCATAGAACTAAGACAGTGAACCCGGCTACTGGTAGAAAAAATCCAACTATTTGTAACAACAGTTGGGGCATGAGTATTTTTCCTGGAGAATGGAGTTTTGCCGATATAACTGCTGTGACGTATCGAGGAACTAGATATGAAGCTCCTGGTGGAACTACAAATTATACAGGGCTATCTGGAGTATATAGTTCTAATTCTTTACTGTCTTTTTTCACTAATGATCCTGAAAATATATCTCAAAGAATCATTACAACTGGTTCACAAGCAGGAACACCTAACACAGTTACATTTAATTCAATTCCTGGGACTTGGGTACAAGAAGGTGCCCAATGCTATTTTAATTCTTTTGTCCAGCCGAACACAACTTATCAACTAACATTTTCTATAACACAACCAGTTAGTTTCGAAATTTTAAGCAATGTGGCTGTGGGTTCAACAACTGGGCCAATAATTTTGACTTCTGAAGTAACAATAACAGATCCCAACAGTGTTGTTACAACATATACGGATACAATTTCTGGAAGTCAAATTGAAACGCTCATTGAAGAAACAGTATCATTGACGGTTACTGGACAATACACAGTCACTTATACTACAACAGTGGATTTGCAATCGTCAACTGATCCAGTTTTTGCATCGCTAATGAGTTTGATTAGCAAATCTACAGGCGGAAACGCCAGCGCCACAGTTGAGAGTTTAATTGGTGCATCCATCGGAACTACTTCTGGATTAACGTCCTCGACAACACCTTCATCAGGTTCAAATGACGATGGATTCTGGCAAATAAATTTACCATTCAATGTTACATACTTGTCTGTGGATTATACAGCAGTTTATGTGGGCACTAATACATATTTGACTTTTGGTTCGGGTTCTGCAAATTATTCAGGATTATCAGCGTCTAATCCCCCGTTACCGAAGATTATGATTAGCTCTGCTGACAATTCTGTTCAAAGAATATATCATGGAGTTGAAGGCATCGCACCAAATAGAACTTATAGAGTGATAGTAGAAGGAAATGCAAATACAAGTGGGACATTAGGTAGCCCAAACATGCGATATCAATATACATTTTATGAAGCATATCCTGCAAGGATTGACATTAGCATTGCACAAAATAATAGAAAAACAATTGTAGGTGGTGGGTTTAGTTCAAATCAACTCAATCAATGGGGGTTCATAGCTAATCAAAGAATACCAGTTCGTGTAGGTCCGTTAGATGCAGATTTAGAAGATGCTATTGATGAAGGAATACTTTTTGTTGGAGCCGCAGGGAACGGCCGATGGAAACACGATATACCGGGCGGCCCAGATTGGGATAATACTTTTGAAATGGCTATTCGGTATCCAGGTAGTGTAGCTCAACCTTATTATTACATGAGAGGAACAAGCCCCACAGCTAATGATGATACGGTTAATGGTGACTATGATATTCCTAATATCTGTGTTGGTGCTGTTGATTCTATTCAACTAGATCAAAAAGTAACGTTTAGTGATTGTGGTCCTGGTGTTGATATTTTTGCTCCAGGAACACATATTTTAAGCGCAGTTCCTTCAGGCGGAGCTCCTGACCCCAGGAATTCTTCCTTTAGAATTAATAAAAATTCTGGAACTAGCATGGCAAGTCCACAAGTTTGTGGAGTATTAGCATGTGCCTTGGAAACATACCCAACAATGAGGCAAGAACAAGCTAAACATTATATTTTAGGATATTCAAAGACTGGGCAACTTACTACTACAAACGGCGGCCCCACTGATGGACGAGACTTGCAAGGAGCACCAAACAAGTATCTGTATTATTATGTTGAAAGAAGATTTGAGGGAAATGTATTTCCTAAAATAAATGTAAGTTCGAGGCCATCATCTGGTGCTGTGTTCCCTAGAACACGCATTAGACGTTCTTGAAAAACCATTCAAATCATAAAACTAACACATTATGAAAGCAGATAAATAATAAAATAATGCGAGATAACCATGCAAAATAGAGATTTAACCGGAATACATGTAGAAGGGCATATAAAAATTTGGGATCCCGAGTCCCAGAAAATATATGTTAATAAACGAAATGCAATTCATTATGAAAATATGAGTATAGCTCTTGCCGAAAGTATTTCAAATTCTGGTCAAGGGTTTATATATGAGATGGCATTTGGTAATGGAGGAACAGCGGTCGATCCTACAGGTATCATCACGTACCTTACACCAAACAGCACTGGTATTAATGCCAGTCTTTATAATGAACGTTATGCCAAAGTTGTTGATGACAGATCAATATCAAACGTAGACCCAACTAGGAATTTTATCGAATCTAGGCACGTAACTGGCACTAACTATACAGATGTTTTCATTACATGTCTTTTAGATTATGGCGATGCTGCAGGGCAACAAGCATTTGATAATTCAAATAGCAATGAAGGAAATTTTGTTTTTGATGAGTTGGGTCTTAAATCTTATAGTTCTTCAGGAAACAGTAAATTATTAACTCATGTAATTTTTCACCCAGTGCAAAAATCTTTGAATAGATTAATTCAAATAGACTATACAGTTAGAATACAGAGTTTAACTGGATTGAACGGAGCATAATATGAGTTATCAAGTTAAGTTTAGCGACACAACAAAAACGCCAATAACAGTTAACGATCAGACTCTTAATCAAGATAGAAGTGTTGCATTTATTGGAAAAAATTATGCTGGATACAGTCAAGCGATTGCTGAAAATTTTTTACATCTTTTAGAAAATTTCGCAAAAAGTACTGAACCGACAAATCCAGTAACTGGACAACTGTGGTATGATACTACTGTAGGTGAAAATAATCAGTTAAAATTGTTTGATGGTTCAAGATGGGTAGCAGCAGGTAACGTTAAAAAAGCAACAACATCACCAGTAACATCTGTAATTGGTGATCTATGGGTTGATACAGATAATCAACAACTTTTTCTTTACAACGGATCTACATGGGTACTAGTTGGTCCACAATATAGTACAGGTCAAAGGACAGGTGCAGAAGTAGAATTAATATCTGACACGTTAGGTAATGAAGTTAGACCGGTTGTAACCTTGTTTGTAAAGGATGAAAGAGTAGCAATAATCAGTGAAAGACAGTTCACACCGAAATCAGCAATAGAGGGATTTACTACACTAAAACAGGGTATTAATTTATCATCTAAAAACTTTAACAGTACAACGTTAGGTAATAAATTTTGGGGTGTTGCTGAAAAAGCAGATGCGCTAGTAATAGGGTCTTCTACAGTTGCAGCATCAAACTTTCTAAGATCAGATCAACCAAGCGTAACTAATTTTGGTCTAAGTGTTAGAAACAATGCCGGTATCAATATCGGAGGAGACTCTTCGTTAAGTATAGCTATTGATAGTAATTCGGCTTTGATCTTTAATAAAATTTCTGGATCAAGTATAGATTTTAAACTCAAATCTTCATCTGGTACTCCAACAGTATTAAGAATTGACAGCAGTCAAAAAGTAGGAATTAATAAAACAAACCCCGATGAAAGTTTAGATGTAGTTGGAAATATAAAAACAAACGGAAAACTTATTGTAGCCAATACTGAAAACTCTACCGGAATAAACACCGGATCAATAATGACTACTGGTGGTGCAAGTATTAATAAAAGATTATTTGTTGGTGAAAATTTAGAAGTCGATGGGAATTCAAACCTTAAAACAATTTTACCAAAAACTGATAACTCTTTTAATTTAGGATCAGCCGCAGTTAGGTGGAATAACATTTTTGCTAATAGGGTCGGGCAACCAGAAAGCGAACTAGCAGGAAAACCTGCTACAACATTTTTTGGCAATTTCAATGGATTTTTAACTGGTAATATTTCTGGAACTGCTTCGGGACTAACATCGACTACAGTGTTTAGTCTTGGTGATCGGGTTGATTCGTTTGGTTCTGTATTACAAGCAAGTGATATTGTTAGTACAGGGGTTAATTTTAATGGATCAACATCGACCAACACTGTGACATTAACTGGAATTATTAGTCCGTCATTTATAACAAATAAGCCACAAGCGACAGATTCTCAGGCAAGTGATGAATTTTTAACAAGTCGAGCTGGAGTTTTAAGCAGAGTAAGTAAAGCAACTATTCTTAGAAATGTTCCTTTAGTACCTACTGGGGCAATTTTCCCCTTTGCCGGTGCAGTAGTTCCTATCGGATATTTGCTTTGCGATGGTAGTGAGCAACTTATTGCCTCATACCCGGAATTATTCGCAGTCATTGAGTACAGATATAAACCATTGAGTCTCTTAACAGGAGTTGCCACTTTCGGATTACCGGATTTGAGAGGAAGATTTCCTCTTGGTAAAGATAACATGTCGAATTCGGGCGCAACCCCAGGACCTAATAGGGTTCCAGATGTTGCAGCTGATGAATTGGGCGGTGTAGGTGGTGTTGCAGAAATACAATTGACACGTAATAATTTGCCACAACACGTACATGATTTAAAAGGAAATGCAGGAAGCCAATTTTATGCGTTTAAACCAGCGACAGGCACACCTCCGGATACGAACGCAGAAGGTTCAAATGGCCTCACTGCAACTGGACAAGGCCAACTTATGGTAGACAGTGGTGGCATATTCATGGACGACTTGCCATCAAGTTCCTTAGCAGTGCCTTTTTCTATCACAAATAATTATCAAACAATTAATTATATCATATTTACAGGTAGGATAGCTTAATGGCATACATTATTAATAAAACTGATGGTTCAGAATTAACCGAACTACTTGATAAAACTATAGATCAAACTAGCACTGATCTCACGCTAGTTGGTAAAAATACCAGTAATTATGGTGAATTACTAAATGAAAATTTTATAAAGTTATTAGAAAATTTTGCCAGTTCGACTCCACCAAATTTTCCTATCAGAGGACAGATATGGTACGACTCTAATGAAAATAGATTAAAGATATATGATGGCACACAGTTTAAAACTAGTGGTGGTCCTATAATTGCATCAAGTAGACCGACTACACTTGTTCAAGGTGACATATGGATTAATAATGCATCTAATCAAATGTTTTTTTATGATGGACAAGATACAGTACTAGCTGGGCCTTTATATACTGCTGAACAAGGTATATCTGGTCCTGAAGTCGTCAGTGTATCCGACGTCAGCGGAAATTTAAGATCGATTGTAAAACTTTGGGCAGGCCAAAGTTTATTAGGAATTTTTAGTAAAGATGAATTCACTCCGTCCACTAGAGACGCACTAGATTTGACTAGTGAAGGATTTACTGGTGTTATTAGAAAGGGATTCACCCAAGCTAATGACAGTCAAATAAAATTTTATGTCACTGCATCTAAAGCCGATGCATTGCTTGATGGATTGGGGAATTTAAAGGGTGTCAGTAGTTTTTTAAGTACAGAAACTGATTCCACTACTATTGGACAAATAAGAATACAGAACGCAGTGCCGTTAGTTCTTGGCCCGACACAAAATAATGAATTTAGGATAGACAATTTAACATTTGCCATAGCTAGTAATAGATCAGGGCAAGATTTTAAATTAATTGTAAGAAATGCAACAGTTGAGGTTGAAGCGATAACTGTAAAGACCACTACTTCTAGGATAGGAATTTTCAATAGTAATCCAGAACAAACCCTTCATGTTGGCGGTTCTGCTAAAATTTCTGGAAATTTAGAAGTTACAGGAACTGTAAAATCATCTTGGATTTCTAAGTCAGCAAATTATACAGCTCAACCTAATGAAAAAATATTATTGGCTGCAGATGTTTCACCGTTTACAATAACACTGCCAGCAAGTCCGGTAATAGGGGATTTTGTATCATTTATTGACGCTTCAATTCAGGGTTTGGATTTTAATCCAGTAACTATTGATAGAAACGGTCAAAAAATCAACGGAGCCGCATCAAATGTCGTAGTATCTACGGAAGCTGCTGCGTTTACATTGGTTTATACAGGAACAAATAGAGGCTGGGCATATGATAATGTACCAGTTTAAATAAATATAGAAAAGGGGTTTAGGGAATGCCTTATAACATTAATAGATATAACGGAACACTAGTCAGCGTAGTTGAAGATGGGACCGTCGATAATACGCTTGATATCAAGCTAATTGGAAAAAATTATGCAGGATATGGTGAAGTTCAGAATGAGAACTTTGTACATCTTCTAGAAAATTTCGCTGGAACCTCTGAACCAACTAGAAAGATTTCTGGTCAGATTTGGTATGATAGCGGAACTAAAAAACTAAAGTTCTATGATGGTACTAAATTTAGAACAACTGGCGGCGCCGAAATAGGTGCTTCCGAGCCAGTGGGGTTGACTACTGGTGATTTTTGGTATAATACAAATACCAATCAATTATATGCTTGGAGTGGATCGGAATTTATATTAGTTGGTCCACAAGCAGTGGCCAATGCTGAAACCACACAATTAAGATCTAGAAGTGTTGTAGATACTACCAGCGCCACACACGCTATTGTTGAAGCAGTGGTTAATGGCGTAGTTGTTTATATTATTTCTTCGGATGAATTTACTCTTAATGCAGCAATCAATCCTATTACAGGATACAGCGTAATTAAAAAGGGCATTACCTTAGTCAATACACCGAGTGTTACGCTTGGGCCAGATGTCGAAGGTGTAACGTCCACAGATCATAGATTTTGGGGAACATCATCAAACGCTTTAAAATTGGGCGGCGTAGATGCAACCAAGTTTGTTAGAAATGATATCTCTTCATTGCCAACAGTTGCTATAAGATTCAGTGATTTAGGTTTTACTGTAGGTAACGACGATGATTTGTCTGTGTTTATTGATGGCACAACTCCAACAATACAAAACGTCCTAAGTGACACTATTGTTTTTAAAACAAATACAGGTACAGTTCAAACTCCTTTAAAAATTATAGGTGCTAACACATTGCCGGGCAGTAACAATGTAAGTAATTTAGGTTCTAGCTCATTCAAGTTTGCAACAGTTTTTGCAACATCTTTTAATGGAGTAGCCACGCAGGCAGATACACTTAATCTTGGCGGGTCATACGTGTCTGCTAGTTTAACAGCTACACCATCAACTATCGCAGCAAGAGATAGTTCTGGTGATATATATGCAAATCGTTTTGAAGGAACTGCTGCTGAAGCAGAATATGCTGACCTTGCTGAAAAATATCTAACAGATGCAGACTATGATGTCGGCACTGTAGTAACAGTTGGTGGCGAAGCCGAAGTTAGGGCAGCAATATTTGGAGATAGAGCGATTGGGGTCATTTCAGCTCACCCGGCCTATCTTATGAATAGTGCATCCAATGGTCAGGCTGTGGCCTTAAAAGGCCGAGTACCAGTAAAAGTTACTGGAGCTATTAAAAAGGGAGATAGATTAATTGCAGCCGATAATGGTTGTGCCGTTCATGCAGGGTTTCATCAATATCAAGATGTGTTTGCCATAGCATTGGAAACAAACAATGATGTTGGAATAAAGTTAGTAGAAGCAATCGTTCTATAACTAAATAACACAAAATAAAGAGAACGTTATGTCAGGATCACCAGGTATTTTTCCAAAAATTGATGGCAACACCATATATGCAGAAGACTATAACAATATTCAGAGCACTGCTGAATTTCTATTAGGTACTGGATTATCAGATGCTGGATACGGCCAAGTAGTATCATCAGCAATTGTATCCGGACAACCAGCTCCAGACTTAATTACAGTTGCCCAATGGAACAGTTTACGAAATGATTTACTTAAAGTTCGTCAGCACCAGACAGGAGTAGATGAAGGTCCAAATTTAGATATTCCATCTGATAGTACATTGATCACTAATGAATTTGTTAACCAATATAAAACATTTGCAACAACATGTCAGGTCGATAGATTGACTATTGCATTTAATCAAGGAACTGAACAGAATTTAGTTTCCCCTAGCATTAGAGCAACCAATTGGAGTGGTACGTTGACGCAAGTTCTTACTGTTACATTTCCGACAGGCGACGCTGCTCGACATTTTTTCAATGCAGGCGGTCAAATAAGATTTAGTGCATCATTAGTTCACAGTCTTTCAGTTTCTGATCCTTCTTATACTAAAACTGAAAAATGGAAAGATCTTCTCAATGATATGGCAACAATATCTTTTGGTTCTACTGGAACAACGTATTCTGGAACTGGCGCAGCCGGAGGATATCCAAAAACAGATTTAGGTTGGTATTCTATAACTACAACCCCACAAACAATTTTCATAAAGCCAGCAGTTGCTGGAGTATATGCTGAAAACGACTACAATATTTCAGTAAGTAAAGATGATGTTAGTGTCGCAAATGGTCGAATTCTTACAGTTACGATACAATTTAGAGATGATGACAGCGGGGATCCACCAATCTTGCCATTACCAAAAGGTGCTGCACCTGGCGGCGTTGATGAGCCAGTCAAAGGAACACTGACTAGTTCAATTAAGGCTTTTGTACCCACAGGCACTAACGTCAACTTACCACTACCTCCTGCAACAATCAATAATACAGGTTTTAATTAACCAAAATCTAAAAATTCATTGACATTTGTCCTGAAAGATTATATAGTTTACTATACCTTTCAGGATTTTTTATGGACGACACAGTAAAAAAAGCATTCGAAATATCTAATTTTATGTCTGCATTAGCAGAGCAAAAAAGAGTACTCTTAGAAGAGTACCATCAAAATTCCATATATTTTTTCAATGGCACAGTGTTTAAAGTTGATAAAGAGCTTATCAATTTTGTTAAAACTTTGATTGACTTAGGGCAAGATTCGTTTGTCCTTATTGATAACAACAACACACCGGTAGATATACAAAATCCAAAGAAATTTCTACAAGAATTGCTCGACAAGTATTTCTTTGCATCAAACGCATATAATACTAAGTTTCAAAAATTAAAATCTAGCAGATCGGTAGAAAGTTTATTAGATATATGAATCGTGGTATACTAATTTTTGCCTACAACAATCAAGAAATTGATTATGTAAAGATGGCAGTTTTTGCTGCCAGGCGTGCTACTGAACATTTAAATCTCCCAGTTACTCTAATTACAGACAAAGATATAACATCTGAAGATGTAATATCTGTATTTGAAAAGATCATTGTTGTTACAGATAACAGTAATCAAAATAAAAGATTTTATGATGGCGATTCTGATTTCAAATTACTTAACTGGAAAAACTATACTAGAAATACTGCTTATGACTTGACACCTTATGATGAGACCTTGGTCATAGATTCTGATTTTATCATCAACTCGAATTTTTTAAGGTATTGTTGGACTCAAAAAAATGATTTTTTAATTTACAAAGATTCCTTTGATTTATCTAGTAGTAGAGAAACATCTGAGTTTACATTTATCAGTGATTTAGGCATTCCATTTTATTGGGCTACAGTTTTCTTTTTTAGAAAAACTGAAAGGATAAAAGTGTTTTTTCATCTTTTAGGAAAGATTAAAGAAAATTGGGACTATTATTCTAAAGTGTTTTACCTCCCAACTAAAAAATTTAGAAATGATTTTGCATTTAGTATGGCTATTCATATGATGAATGGGTTGACTGAGGGGGATTTTGCAACATCGATGCCTAACAAATTATGGTTTATTACTGATAAGGATATTTTATTAGAATATTCAAACACAAGAATGACATTTTTAATACAATCTAAAGATAGACGATATATCCCAGTGGCCATTAATAAAAAAGACATTCATGTTATGAATAAATTTAGTTTAATGAGAGTAATCAATGTCTAAAGGCCATGTTTTTTTAGCACAAAATTCTAAAACTGATTATGTATTTCAAGCATATATGCTTGCCTTAACGATAAAAAAACATAATAAAAGGCATAATCAGACATGTTTAATAACTAACGATGCAGTTCCAGATAGGTACAAGCACGTATTTGACAACATCGTTGAGATTCCTTGGAATGATTCTGCAGAAAACAACGAATGGAAAATTGAAAATCGTTGGAAGATCATCCATGTTTCGCCTTTTAAAGAGAATCTAGTTTATGATACTGATATGTTACTGATGTCATCAAATGATCATTGGTGGGATTTCTTAGCTAACAAAGATGTTGTTCTTACTAGTGAAGTTCGTACATATAGAGATAAAATAGTAACAAGTGACTTTTATAGAAAAGCATTTACTGATAACAATTTGCCCAATGTTTATATGGGCGTTCACTATTTTAAAAAGAATCGACAATCATATGAGTTTTATAAATGGTTAGAAATTATCACAAACAATTATAATGAATTTTATGACAAATTTTTGATAAAATCAAAACAAAAATTTTGTAGCATGGATATAAATGCCGCATTAGCTGTCAAATTTATGGGCGCAGAAGAACAATTTTTGATTAGTGGTTCTATTCCCAGCTTTACACACATGAAACCAGCAGTGCAGGGCTGGGTAAAAACTCCACATAAATGGCAAGATATATTAATGACCACCTATGATGATAACTTAATTATAGGTAATTATCTACAAACGGGAATATTTCATTATACAGAAGATGACTTTTTAAATTCAGAAATAGTAAAGGCAATTGTGGAGTCGTATAATGACTGATCGCCTCAGTGAAGAAGCAGTGAAAAAAGCTCAACAGCCTTATGTAGTAAATTCTATGTATGTGCATTACGATGAGAATGGTCAAGTTGTTGCCATTTCAAATAGTAAAACATTTTCAGATAGATACTATGAAGTTCCGGCTAAAAGGGTCGAATCTTTTATGTTAGGAAAAAAAGATTTTACTGGGCTAACTTATGATTATTTTAAGTTTGATAAAGAAGTTATTAATGCAGATAAAAAGAGTATCAATGCCAATGTTCTTTATATGATTCCCTCTACATTTGAAGAAAATGTAGACTGTAAAATTTTAATTGATAAAAATAAAAAACAATTAAGATTTTTATTAACAGATCAAGCCAAAAAAGAAATTTTTTCTAGAAATTTAACAGATACTTATAAATTTTATTTTACTAAGAAGAATAATCAACATTTTTTATATAATGAATTTCTCATGTCTGGTGAAAAATTATTAGCAAATTCTTTTTTTGACATTGAACAATTACCAGAAAAGTTTAGTATCTATACAATACCGGTCTTCAATTCTTATGGTGTGATTTTAAAATGAGTAAAACTATTAAAATTATAGATTGTGATGTGATTTATCTCAGCTATGATGAACCTAATGCAGAAGAAAACTATGCAGACTTGGTGACTAAAGTGCCGTGGGCTAAACGTGTTCATGGTATATACGGGAGTGATGCTGCTCACAAAGCCTGTGCAAAAATTGCCGACACTGAACGAGTAGTCATTGTTGATGGCGATAACATTGTTAAACCTAATTTGATAGAACAACGTGTTTCTTTTAAAGATGATACAGTTGATATGAACAAAGTAGTAATTAGTTGGGGAGCAAAGAACATTATCAATGGTTTGATATATGGCAATGGTGGGATTAAATGCTGGCCAACTCAACTTATATTAGATATGAAAACTCATGAAAATGCTGACCCCAACAATCCAAAAACACAAGTTGATTTTTGTTGGGATATTAATTATACTCAAATAGATGAGTGTATGAGCGATGTCTATAATAATGCTAGTCCACAGCAAGCCTGGCGTGCAGGATTTCGTGAAGGTGTCAAAATGAGTTTGCTTGAGGGGTCCAAGTTGGCAGATTCAGGGCAACTAGCAAAATTAATTCATTGGAAAAATTTTCATAGATTGATGATATGGATGCACATAGGCAATGACGTCGATAATGGTCTATGGGCAATGTATGGTGCAAGACAAGGCTGTTATCTAACTAATTGTACCGATTGGGATCTTTTAAACGTCAGGGATTTCAAGTGGCTTAATGAATATTGGAAACAATACGTAAATCAAGATGAAAACAACTTAATGATAGAGGTTGAGAAACTCGGGGAAAAATTAAAGTCTGGTATCGGTTTAGATATGGCTGATGTTTTTACTTCAGCGCAGAGTAAAATGTTTAAAGCTATGTATACTAATCCTCCTAGGATGAAAAATAATGCAGTCGTGAGTAATTAATGTACGATATAATTTTTATTAGTTATAATGAACCCAATGCTGATAAAAATTGGTTAGCATTGAAATCTAGATTTCCTATGGCTAAACGTGTACATGGAATCAAAGGAATACATCAGGCGCATATCCATGCCGCTAAACAATGCTTTACTAATATGATATGGGTCGTTGATGGTGACGCCGTTATTCTTGACAGTTTTAATTTTGATTTTATTGCAGATAGAGAGGATTTTGTCTATGTTTGGAGAAGTAAAAATCCCATCAATGCTTTGGAATATGGCTATGGCGGAGTCAAATTGTTTCCTAGACTAGCAACAATTAATATGGATACATCTAAACCAGATATGACTACAAGTATTAGTAATCATTTTAAACCGATGCCACAAATTAGTAACATCACTGCATTTAATACTGATCCCTTTAATACATGGAAAAGCGCATTTAGGGAGTGTGTTAAATTATCTAGTAAAGTTATTGATAGGCAAAAGAATGACGAAACTGATATTAGACTACGTATTTGGACCACTGTTGGGGAAGATAAAGACTATGGCAAATTCGCAGTTCTTGGTGCTCGAGCCGGTGTGGAATTTGGTATTAGTAATAAAAATAATTTTTCTGAGCTTAAAAAAATTAATGACTTTGAGTGGCTCAAAAATAAATTTGATAAAGGCGAATAATGGAAAGTAATGTAAACAGTGTTAGTTGGCTACACGGTCTAGAAGATTATTTTAGATTTAAACAACAGCATCAAGTGGCGGATCACTGCGCTAGATTTCTAAAAGTTCTTTATTCAGAAAATAAAGGACACAGTTTAAAAAATGTCTTTATGGAGGCATTACCCAATAACTTTAATAGAGATGATGTACAGCATCTAATAAATTTTTATGCTCATACTGCTAATTCTAACGATAATTTAAAACTTAAAGAGATTAGTTCTACATTGAGCAAAATTTTTGCTGATTATAAACTTTTTAAAACAATTAATAAGTGTTATAATGGAACAATAGAAAATTTAGAAATTTGTGATGCATTTAGTAGAGGTCAAGTACAAAGTAAAATATGGATGACTAAAGAATTAAGAAAAATTAATATCTTTTTTGATAATATTTTAGTTATTGGTAGTTGGTATGGACAAATAGTTTTTTATTTTGATGATATACTTGATGATATCGGATATAAAAAAATTCGTTTATTAGATATAGATAAAACAGCTTGCCAAGTCAGTGATACGTTTTTTAATTATGATAAACTTGCAGAATATTCAGTAAAATCTGTAGTTTCCGATATTAATGAAACTGTATTACATAAAAACGGATATGAGTTGCCTATAGAAAATTTTAAAACAGGGGCAACATTTACTGAAAAATTTTTACCTAACTTAGTTATAAATTCAAGTTCTGAACATATGACAGAAGATTGGTTTAATAGGATAAGACATAAGAGCATGGATTCTCCGCCTATAGTTGCTATACAAAGTAATAATTTATTTGATATTCCTGAACATGTTAATTGTGTACATAGTATAGATCATATGAAAAAAAAGTTTCCTATGAAAGAAATATTATTTGAAGGGGAACTGCAACTTTCAGGATATAAACGTGTTATGCTAATAGGTAAACCATGATTGATCTGGATAATATGGAAATGCGCGAGTTACAAAAAGAAAGTGCTAGAGCTTTGGCCACTATGGAGGCCACGAATAATAATATCAGCCGTTTTAATAAGGAAGCACATCATAATAGTCAAAATTGGTACAAAGCAGTTATTAGTTGGTATATCAATGAATACGGCGGACTTCCGAGTTCTATAGGCCCAGGCAAAGACATTAAATTAATTTTAGAATGATTTATAGATACAACGAAATCAAAACAGTACATTTAGAAATTACAGAACGTTGTAATGCTAGTTGTCCAATGTGTGCAAGGAATATTAATGGTGGCGAGGAAAATCCACATTTGAGCGATCATGAGCTCAGTCTCGAGGATTGCAAAAAAATATTTACACCGTCTTTTATACAACAGTTAGACAGAATGTATATGTGCGGAAATTTTGGGGACCCAGTCGCAGCCGTAGATACATTAGAGGTCTTTGAATATTTTAGATCAAATAATCCCAAAATGAATCTAACTATGTACACTAACGGCAGTGCCAAAAAAACTGATTGGTGGCAGAAGTTAGCAAAAATTTTAGGAAAGAATGCATATGTGGTTTTTAGTATTGATGGATTAGAAGATACAAATCATTTATATCGACAAAATACCGTATGGTCTAAAATAATGGAGAACGCCCAAGCATTTATTGATGCAGGCGGACGAGCAAGATGGGATTACATTGTATTTGCTCATAACGAACATCAAGTTGAAGAAGCAGAAGCTTTAAGTAAACAATTGGGGTTTGAAAAATTTCAGTACAAAAAGAGTGCAAGATTTTTTAGCAACGCCAGCGGGGTTACTAAAGAGATGCATCAAGCAGTGAATAGAAAAGGCGTCAGTACAACACTACTGCAAGCACCCACGAATCCAAAATATAGGAATAGTGTGTTAGATCAAATTAGTAAAGTTGTGGGCAAAGAGGAAAAAATAAAATTTCTACCGTCAAAAAAGTCCGAAGCATTAGGTATTCAAGGCAGTCAAAAATTTAATAATGATCCGTCCCTTAAAACCAAATTAGAAAAAGAGTTAGATAGTGCTATCATAAAATGCAAGGTGTCAGAAGAAAAATCGCTATATATAAGTGCAGAGGGAATAGTACAACCTTGTTGTTGGACAGCGGGTCAAATGTATGTTTGGTATTATAGACCCGAATCATCTCAAATTTGGCAGGCAATTAATGTTGTAGGAAAAGATAAAATTAACGCAAAATTAAACAATTTAGAAAATATAGTTGATGGATTATATTTCCAATCAGTTATTCCTGATAGTTGGAATAAATCTAGCTGTGCTGATGGAAAATTGGCAGTGTGTGCTAAAACATGCGGTACAAAATATGATGCATTTTCAGAACAGTTTAAATGAACATTGATAATATTAAAAAAATTGAATTAGAAATTACAAGTAACTGTAATGCTGCCTGTCCTGGTTGTGCTAGGACACAAAACCCTGACATACTTAAAATCCACAGTATTACTTTAGATGATATTAAGCGAATATTTCCTAATTCTAAATATATTAAAGGAAAACAATTTAAATTTTGTGGGGTGCTGGGCGACCCAGCATTTAATAGTGAATGTGTTGACATGGTAGAATATCTAACATCTTTTGGAGGATACTGTCAACTTAGTACTAATGGTGGAATACAGACAGCAGATTGGTGGAGCCGTTTAGGCGCATTAAGTAACAGAACAAGAAAAGTAGATGTAGTGTTCTGTGTTGATGGTTATAAAGAAACCAATCACATATATCGAGTAAACACAGTGTTTGATGTTATAGAACGTAACATGGACTCTTATGCAAGAGCTGGTGGAACCGGTACCTGGATGTTTATTATTTTTGATCATAATGAATACGAATTACCATTAGCTGAAAATCATGCTAAAAGTTTAGGATTTAAATTTGCTACTAGAACAGGTATGAGAAATAGTATACATGATTGGACAGCAATAGTTCGTAAAAAAACTGAAGGCAGAATGGTTAAAGAACAAGTAATTATAACTACTACTGGTGAAAAAGAACATAGTAAAAAACAAGAAATAGTCGAACTACAAAAATTTATTGATAATCCAAAACAAGAACAAAAACAAGAAATTTTAAATTCAATAGTTTGTAAATTGATACATGAAGGTGAAATTTTTATTGCGGCTGATCAAACTATGTGGCCTTGTTGTTTTTTATGGGACAGCTATTTTAAAAACAAAGAAAATATTAGAGAAAAACTTGAAGAATATGGCCAAGATTGGAATTGTTTAACGGATAAATCTATAAATGATGTATTACAAAATAACTGGTTTGACGAAGTATTAGCACTAAGCTGGGATCCAATACATAATAAACATTTAGATAGATGTATTCGAACATGTGCAAAAAATAAAGCATATCAAAATGAGATTAAATTTACAAAATGACAACACCTAAATTACCGTCAGAAACTTTTTGCATATTGCCGTGGGTACATTTAAGTACACGACCAGACGGCAGTATGCGTGTATGTTGTACTGCTAACGCTAGTAGTGTTGGACCAACTAATGATAAAAAACACGGCGGAATGGTCGGCATTCTAAAAACAGATGAAGGCAAACCAGCTAACTTAAATGTAAGCGATTTTCAATCTAGTTGGAATAGTACTTATATGCGAAACGTTCGTAAGCAAATGCTTAACGGAGAACAACCGCCTAGCTGTATTAAATGCTATAAAGAAGAAGCCGCAGGACACAATAGCAAACGTATGTGGGAAACTGCCTATTGGAGTGAACGTACTGATTTAGAAAAGTTGATTGCAGACACAGCTGAAGATGGATCAGTCCCACCACAGTTAAACTATATTGATTTACGTTTTGGTACAAAGTGCCAGCTAGCCTGTATAATGTGCAGTCCGCATGACAGTAGCGGTTGGATTAAAGACTGGCAAGCAATACATCCTAAAATTGAAAACCCAACATTAAAGCAAACAACATTGTGGGCTAACAAGGGCAGTACTAACGGCAGTAGTTATAACTGGCATAAAAACAATCCAGTATTTTGGCAACAGTTCTACGAACAAATCCCAAATATGCAACAGCTATATTTTGCAGGTGGTGAAAGTCTTATTATTGAAGAACACTACGAAATTTTAGAAGAGTGCATTCGGCAAGGTCATGCAAAAAATCTTGAATTACGTTATAACAGTAATGGCGTAGAGTGGAGAGATGATTTATTTGACTTGTGGAAACAATTCAAACTTGTACGTTTTCATTATAGCGTAGACAGTATTGAAGATATGAATGATTACATTCGCTATCCTAGTAAGTGGGAACGAACTGCTGAAGTGTTTCATATTTTAGATACACAAACACCAGCTAACACAGAAGTTACTGTAGCATGTGCTGTACAGGCTTTAAACATCTACTACATTCCAGATTTTATTAAATGGAAATTAGAGCAAGGCTTTAAGAAAATCAACATGTGGCCGTTTGGCGCAGGCGGAGTAAATTATCACTTTGTTTATCACCCGCCTCACTTGAACGTTAAAGTTTTACCTAAATGGTTTAAAGAAGAATGCCGTAAGAAATATCAGGCATTTTATCCATGGTGGGAAGCTAACTGGGAAAAGGGTGTACCAGATTGGCACAAAGGAAAAGTAACGTATGAACAGTGGCGTGATGCAGGGTATGGTATTAAACGTTTAGAAGGAATGTTGCAATTTATGGAAAGTGAAGATTGGAGTATTAGATTGCCAGAGATGAAGGAATTTTTAGAAATTTGTGATAAGCAACGCAACATTAGTTTTTATGAAACGTTTCCAGATATGAAGGATATTTTTAATGTCTAAGGAACCAATAGTCTGTTATTATGCACTTGGAGCCATCAATTATAAAAATGGCTATGTAACCAGTTGCCCTCAACAGTCAGATCAGTTACATCTTTATAAAGACACTAAAATTTTAAAACCTTCTGAAATTATAAATTCTGAAAATTTTAAGAAACACAGAAAAGAATTAATGAGCGGCACATGGAGTCAAGGGTGCCATCTGTGTAAAGAAGCTGAGGAAATCGGTGCAAAATCTATGAGACAAGATTTTGCCATCAAAGACGATGAATTAAAACATTATAATCATGAAACTGGTGAAATTGATTTTGCATTAGTTAAACACGTCGAGTTAAGGTTTAGTAATGCATGTAATATGGCATGTCTACATTGTAGCGATGTTTATTCTAGTGGTTGGATGAGCAAATTAAAAAATTATGTACCGGATAAAGATGATTGGGACAAAAAATTGGTACAATTAACTAGAACTTTTCATAAATCTTCACAAAATGAGGATTTATCTATATCAATATCTATAGAAGAAATGGAAGTTATTGTTGATGATTTAATTTTAAATTTTCCTAATCTAAAAAGGGTAGATTTTGCTGGTGGAGAAGTATTGTATCAAAAACAATTTTTTCCTTGTTTAAAAAAATTAGCAGATCACCCGAACATTAAAAATATGGGAATTTCATTCCATACAAATTTTAATGCAAAATTCGATCCTGAAGAATTGGCTAGATTATTAAAACCTTTTAAGAAGGCCAATATTTCAATGTCTTTAGACGCAGGCACAAACATTTATTCATATTTTAGAACAGGTGATTGGGAAGTTCTTAAAAAAAATATTGAAAAATTTAGATCTGTTGATAATACAACGATAATGGCAATTAAATGTACAACTAGCGTTTATCAAATTATGGATTTAGAAAATATTTTTAAATCGTTTTTCACTCTCGATGTTGATAGGATTGATTCGGCGATTGTTTATACACCGAGATATTTAAACCCAGCAGTGCTAAATTTGTACTTCAAAGATTATGTTTATGAAGATATTCAAAAAACATATAAAATTATTAGTGAAGAAAATATTAGAAGACGTGCTAATATGGAATTAAATTCCAAAAGGAGATCATGGAATCAACTTGAAAATAGATTTACTGATATTTCTAGTGCGGTAACTGCATTAAAAGATATAGAGAAATTTGTATTAAATCACCAAAGAAGTGAAAGTGAGTATAATTCTTTTATTGCCTATATTGAAAAAACAGATAAAATTTGGCAAAGAAATTTTAATGATTATATGAAAAAATATAAAATTATTAACGGAAAACTTGAAAGGATTCGTCATGCATGATATTTCCAATAGCATTTATAGAGATTTATCGGCTTTAGAAAAAATAATAAGGGATGAAGCTGAAATAAAACTTTTTAATTATAATGGATTAGACATTCCTTTTAGTGGTAAATGGAGGAAAATAGCAATTAATTTATCGGGCGGTGCAGATAGTGCTTGTCTGACCTATTTACTTTGTAAAATAATTACTGAAAATAATTTTAATTGTAAAATCGATGTTATTACACATGTACGCTGCTGGACTACAAGGCCTTGGCAGCAGCCAATAAGTGTAAAGATTTTTACGAAATTAAAAAATATGTTCCCTGATATTATTAATCAAAGATACGAAAATTTTATAGCCCCTCAAATAGAACATGGTGTTATTGGATACATTTATAAAGATTTAGAAACTGGAGAAGATAGGAGCGGCGATCAGCTACAAGTTAGCGAATTTAATATTTACTGTGCTTATAAACATCGCTATAATGCAATTTTTAATGCAACATCTATGAATCCTCCACAGACTGATTTTCCAAAAAAAATGAAAGACAGAGAAAAACAGCCGGAACATGGAGCGTTGCGTGATTTAATTTTGCATGTGACTGATGATGGTAATGACGATTTATTTTTATGCCATCCTTTTAGATTTGTTGACAAATCATGGATTGTTGCTCAATATTACAAATACAATATTTTAGATTTGTTTGAATTAACAAGAAGTTGTGAAGGTGATGTTACTCATGAAAATATAAAAAGTGTTGTACCTGATTTTATATCATATTCTTCCGATCAAGTTGTTCCTGAATGCGGCACTTGTTTTTGGTGTCTGGAAAGAAACTGGGCACTTAGTAATGTGAATGAAGTTTTAGAAAAAATTAAAGATGTCTAATACTTTTTGTCCTATTCCTTGGAACTTTCAGGCTATACGTGCTAACGGTGATATGCGTGTATGTTGTCAAGCCAACGTAACAAAAAATCAAGGAGTAATACGTAAATCTGATGGTACTGCATTTAACGCAGGTCGCGACGTACTAGTGGATGCTAGAAACAATGATATGATGAAAGCCATGCGTGTTAATATGCTTAATGGGGTTTGGAGTGACGAATGCGGTCGCTGTCGTAATGAAGAAGCGACCGGACTTGTAAGTCGCCGTACCTATGAAAACGAACAATGGCAAATGAGCATTGAAGAAGTCAGAAGCAAAACAAAAGCTGACGGAAGTATAGACCCGACTGATTTTCCTGTAGTTTATTATGATTTACGTTTTGGTAATTTTTGTAATTTAAAATGTCGTATGTGCGGCCCAACGGATAGTAATGCTTGGTATGACGATTGGATCAAATTAACTGGTACTAACAAATTTAAAGATACTAGCGGAGTAATGGAAATTGTGGACGGAAATGTTGATGCATTTAACTGGCCAGAGTACGAACCTTTTTGGGAACAATTAGAAGCAAACATTCATAATATTCAGCATGTTTATTTTGCTGGCGGTGAGCCAATGCTTATTGAAAGACACTATGATTTTTTAGAACGTTGTGTAGAAAAAGGCGCAGCCAGTCATATTGTTATTGAGTATAACACTAACATGAGTACTTTGCCCACTAGGGTCACCGAGTTATGGAAGCACTTTAAACAAGTTCGTGTAGGTGCTAGTGTTGATGGAATGGGTAGTATGCAAGAATATCAGCGCAGTCCGGCTAAGTGGGAAAAGACATTAAACAATTTGCGTAAAATTGATCAACTGCCAGATAATATTTTTGGTTGGTTAGCGTTCACAGTTACAGCATATAACGTTAATCATATGATTGATTTTATGAAATGGAAATTAAAAGATGCAAATTTTAGAAAAATTAATTTCACTAACAAGCGGCCAATCATTACACATCATGTAGCACATCATCCAAAACATTTAAACATTAGAGTACTGCCGCCAAAGTATAAGGAAGAACTTACAAAAAGTTTTGAAGATTTTGTTTGGTGGGTAAAAGATAATGGATTTAATGAACATGTTGTAAAACAAGCAGAGGCAATTTCTAAAGGTATTATTAGCTACATGAATAGCGATAATTATTATGATACGCATTGGGTTGAGTTTGTAAATTATACGAATAAGTTGGATCAGATACGAGGCGAAAGTTTGATCGATGTTGAACCCAAATTTAAGGAATATTTGAATGGCTAGTTTTGATACTGTTGATTTATTAGACGGTAACGTTTTTCAAGTTACTTGGGATCTAGGCCGCCGATGTAATTACGATTGCAGTTATTGTCCAACACACAGGCATGATAATTTTAGCCCACATGCTAGTTTAGAAGACTTAATCAAGAATAGTGATTTTGTTCTTGAATATATTAACTTGTACATGACTTATAGAAATTATAAAAGAGCTAGTATAAGTTTTACTGGCGGGGAACCGACTGTTAATCCAAATTTTATTCCATTTATAAAATATTTAAAAGATACATATAACGAAAAATACAAGGACAAATATGACTGCACCTTTGCTTTGACAAGTAATGGGGCTATGAGTGAAAAAATGGCAAATCAAATTATGGATAACTTAAATCATATTACTATTAGTTACCATGCAGAAGCAGATGATTATTTAAAAAATCAAGTCAAGGATAGAATGGTACAGTTTGCAACATTCGGGCCAGAAAAGAAATGCACTCTAAGCATTAATGTTATGTTTCATGCGGGATATTTTGATGAATGTAAAGACGTATGTTCATTTTTAGATAGTAAAAATATAAAATATGTGCCTAGAATTATAGGTGAAGAACCAGATAGTCGAAGTAATTTTGCACACAAATATACAGAACAACAAATTACATGGATGAAAAACTATTGGGACAATAATACTAAAAAGGTACAACAGCAATGAGTGAAGAAAATAAAGAGTTAGGTCTTAAAATAGGAAGACCTTGCTGTGGTAGTAGGACAATGTGCCTTAGTAAAGATGGTGAAGATCGTAAAAGTAAGTTTGTTGACTACAGAGAATTTAAAGGATGGTACTGTAGTGTCAATTGGTTCTTCATGCATATTGAACAACAGACTGATAGTGTGTTTCATCATCAAACCTGTCAAGCACAATTTGGACAAACACGTGGTCCGATAGGAAAATTAAGTGAAGGTGATAAAATTCTTGCTGAGTTAAAACAACGCTTAGAAAGCGGAACTATGCCAACTATTGTTTGTCCAAAACATACATGTGGATGTGGTCTTTGCGCACCAAAAAGCATGTATAAAGAAAATTATCAACGTGTGTTATTCAATCATGTTGATAAAACGGTATTTGCAAATTCAATGAATGAGGACAACGGTAAAAATTTAAATGATTAATTCAAAGACATATTGCAAATATCCGTTTAAACAAATAGCTATAAAAGATTTTGAGAATGACAAACTTAGAACTTTTTGGCCTTGTTGTATGATGGGTAATCATATAGATGATGAGTCTTCTAATAGACTTGGGATTGAAAATGTGCATCTATTAACACCGGATGAAATGTATAATCATCCTAGAATGGCTGAATTAAGAAATAACCTATCAACTGGAATCAAAGACCTTGCTTGTAAAGTATGTTGGCAACAGGAAGAAAAAGGCTTAAAATCTTTTAGAGAATTTAGTCATGATGATGAAATGCCTGAGGGAGATGGGTTATCTATGATTGATATTTCAGCATCAAACATATGTAATCTTCAATGCAGAATGTGTACACCAGGTGCAAGCCATCAGTTAATGAAAGACTATAATTATTTTGAAAAAAATGGTCTAATGCCAATAGTTAATAGTTCTATTAACAGATTTAGTAAAAGTGACGTCCTAAGAATCACTGAAAGTCCGCAATGGAATTGGTTGATGAATAACACTCATCAGATTAAATTAATTAGAGCATCAGGTGGTGAACCTTTTTATGATAATAAAGTCATGCAACTGTTAAAAAAATATGTTGAAACTGGTGCTGCAAAAGATACAATTTTACATTTTCATACAAATGCAACACAATTTACTGATGAAGTTGTTGATATTTTAAAAGAATTTAAAAGTAATAAACATGCATTTAGTGTTGATGGATATGGAAAAATTTACGAATACATTCGATATCCTGCAACATTTGAGCAATTACAAAATAGTATATCAAATTATATTAACAAATTAACTAATTATGATTCTATTTTAAATTTTACAATGGTAGTCAACGCCTACAATGTTTTAAACATACAGGATTATGCATTTTGGACACAGGGGATTTCTAGTAAACCATCTGTAGTTTATGGTGAATGTTACCCTTTAGATCGAGGGATATCGTTAATACATATGCCAATTAAGTTACTAACGATAGCTAAAGATAGAGTAATGTATGTTTTAAAAAACTCCGTAAATTTAAATAATGGTCACTTAGAAAATTTGATAACTCAGATAGATTTTGCAATTAATAATAATAAAGAAAATAAGAAAAAAATGCTTGATGAAATCACATTATTTGATTTGTCAAGAAATCAAAGCTATAAAAATTTCTTAGATCCACTTTTAATAGAGTGGCTGAATGAGGTTGATTAATGAGTAAATTTTGCCCGCTACCTTTTAATCATATGGCCATTAGACCTAATGGACGAGTATACCCGTGCTGCATATTTCGTTGGGATAATGTTCCTGAAGATTTACATTTAGATCATCCTGATGTTTTTCATCATCCTTTTTTAGAAGATATTAGAAATCAAATGAGACGTGGAGAAATTGTAGATGGATGTAAAACATGTCATTTAAATGAAGAACAGTTTGGATCTAGTATGAGGACGTTCGTTTTAAAGCATATACATAAAATAGGTGGATCGTTAGAACCGATAGATGAACCGAAAATTACTTACTTAGATCTTGCTTTGAGCAATGCCTGCAATAATAAATGCAGGATGTGTAATCCAGAATTAAGTACTAGTTGGTACAGTGATTGGAAAGCATTGGGAAATTCTATACCTAAAGGATTGTTACAAAAACCGCAAAATAATTTGGATAAAATTAATTTTAGTAATTTACGATTCTTAAAATTAATTGGTGGTGAGCCCTTAATGGAGCAAGAAAAGTTTATTGATATATTATCTAAATGTGATCGTAAAAACTTATCTGTGTTATTAACCACCAATGTAACTTTGAAACCAAATGAAGAATTATTTAGATTAATGAAAGAATGTAAATCGTGTAATATAAATTTAAGTATTGATGCATACGGGGTATTAAATGATTTTTTAAGAAAAGGCAGTAATTGGCAAATTATTACTGAAAATATAAAATGGTTTTATGATAATTTTAATGATGGTCTTGGGGTACATTCAGTAGTAAGCATTTATAATATTAATCATTTAGATATTCTTAGAAATTTTTTAAAAGAAAAATTTTCTAAGATACATCACGAGCACGTACTTGTTGATGGTCCTGATTGGATGCGTCCTAGACATTTGCCTGAAAATATTAAATTAAAAATTAAGGATTTATTTAGACTGTGGTCACAAGATAGTGATTGGCCGTTTTTGAAAATATTAGAAGATGAATTATCAAAAACAGGTGATTTTAATATTTTTATGAAAAACGATAAAAAGTTAAGTGATATTAGAAATGAAAATTGGGCGTATGCAAATCCAGAACTTTATGAAATGGTAAAAAGTTATTATGAGTAATTTAGCAAAATCTGCTTACGACTTCACGAAAATACCATATGAAGACATTGTGCGTGTGGGTCAACGTACAATGCTATATCGAGATTTATTTACAGTAAGTTGGTTGTTGGGCCGATTTTGTAATTATAAATGCAGTTATTGTTGGCCATATGCACGTAGTGATAAAAAAGATCACAGACCAACTGAGTTGTGTTTAAAGACAGTAAATGAAATAAAACGACAAGCACGTGAACGTGGATTTAACAGTTTTCATTTTAGTCTTAGTGGCGGTGAGCCAACATTTCATCCGGGCTATATTGATATTTTAAATCATCTAAATAATGATGTGGCTAATACAAACTATACTAGTGTTCATATGACTACAAATATGAGCCGTAGTTTGAAATGGCATAAGGATGAATATTGTCCAGCAGTTAGTAAATTTCATCGTGCTAGTATTACTGCAAGTTTGCATACCGAACACGTTAATACAAAAGAAAAAATGCAAGATTTTGCAGATAAACTAATTTTGTGTCAAGAACATGACGTGCAAGTGACTATTAATATGGTCATGGTTCCAGAATGGTTTGATCGTGATTACGAAAATGCAATGTTTTTTCATGAACACGGTATTAACGTAACGCTAAAGCCGCAAAGTGATCCAACAGCAAGTCGAGTAGTAGATGGATATACTCCTGAAATGCTCAAAGTATTGCATAACGGAATGCCTCAAAGAGCCTATACGGAACAAAAAGCCGCACTCGCCAAACTAGTTGATAGACCTGAACCTAAATTTAAAAAGACTCCTGATCCTATATACTCTCAAGATTCAATACCACAACATTTTCAAGTTGAGTTTGTAGATAAAAACAAAAAAGTTTGGTATATGGATCAAGCTGAAAGATTTAATGCCTTCAATTTTAATCGATTTAAAGATTGGGAATGTTCAAGTGGGTATCGTAGTATAATTATTAGAGAACCGGATGGTAGTATAAAGCGTAGTTACAGTTGTCATGATGCCCCATTGGGAAATATTGAAACTGGGTTTAAATTATTTGAAGGTCCGAAGTCATGCATTACAAACAGTTGCGTTAGTAGTGCAGATTCTAAGATTCCAAAAAGAGCCCCGGATACAAAGTTACCTCTATGGCCCGGGGATAGTACGTTTAATTAATGTGATTTTCAATCATTGGGAATACGGCAGCAATAGCACAAGCACATTCTTTAGCAACAAGTTGATGCTCTAATTGTGTTCCATTATCACTACGTAATTGAATAAAGTGTACCCAACTGCGCAATGTACCATTCATATATAAACGACTTACTGTATTTCCTTCTGGTAAAACAGATCTTGCCTGTTCCTTAGCAATGCCGTTTTCAATTGCCCATTTGTATGCTTCTCGAGCAGCGGCAATAACGTTTATTTGTTTAATTTTCCACTCGTGTTCGAGTTCTTTATCTTCAGTAACAACACTATTTTGTCTATTTTTTGGATCTTGTAATCTTGCTTCTCTTAGTTCAAAATCAAGATCTTTAGTGGGATCAGCGTACCTTTGACTAAATTCCTGAAAACTAAAACTTCTATGTCGAAGAATCTGTCGAGCTATGTCCCTAGTCGTTTCAATTTCCAAACAAGCAGAGACCATTTCTAATGGACTCCAATGCTGATGTTTAATCAAATAATTAATTAGTTTTTCACTAGTTTCAGTGTTAAATTGATTTGATGGATTACTAACACGAGCACAATACGCAATTAATTCTTGGGCATCATTAATGCCCTTTTCAGCGAAATCTTCTGTAGGTTGGCTATATGATACTAATTTGACTTTCACTGCAACTTCCTCTTTTTTAGAAATTTATTGGTTTCTTTAATAATATCTTTTTTAATTCTATCAGTGTCTAATTTAAAATCTACATTGTCGATATTTTCTTGATAGGTAACAAAAATTTCGTGTAGTTGTTTTTCTACACCGTCCCAGTCAGTATCTCTACGTCTACTGATTTCAATATTCCATACTTTGCTGTCTTTGAATTTAACCTGTACAGAGTGTAGGTACTTTAATGGTACCACATTAAGATTTATTTCCTCAAATACTTCCGGCCAACGTTCAATGACATCCTTTGAAAGCTTCTTCGATGTCATTACTTTTTCTTAGTTGGAACTAAATCCTCTGCTTTTCTACGAAATTCAGCTGCTTGTTTTGATAGCTTATCAGCTTGGCTTCGATAAAATCTAGCTTCTGCTTCTACTGTTTCAAATGTAGTAACCGCAGTTTCGTTAATGTTTGCTGATGTAGTTTTGGTAACATCAGCATTCTCTGTAGGAACTTCTTTTACAGTGGCAACTTCCTTTACTTCTGTATCATTGTTCTTAATTTTTCTTGGATCAGAAATAGACAAGTCGTCAATGGAAACACCTAACTGCTGTGCGATCATTGCATTGAGTTCTGATAATAAAACTCTTGTTTGAAAATTTGGAATCATTTCTACTTGATCTGTAGGCACCTTAATCAGTTTTCCGTTGACATGAAGATTTGCTAACATGGTACTACCATCTGAAAAAGATGATCTAGCCAATACTTCTGCAAATTCATTTGCGTCTTGAGCAGCAGGTGATTCAACAAGTTGAATCAATGAATTATGCTGATCATCAGTTAAGTTTTCTGTTTGTACTACAAGACAGTTATACGCATCGCCCGGTAGTGATCTGTATGCAACCAAACACTTTCTACCATTCGTGACGAATCTGCCAACATGTTTTAAATTAACCATTTTGTTGTCCTTTTGTGGCTACTTGTGCCAAGAAGTTAGATAGCTTGTTATAAACACGACCCACAGCCTCCATTTCAGAAGCTTTAAATGCTCCTCTTGAGCTGGCAGCATCGATAATCTGTTTCATAGCGTTTAGATCACTAATATTCAAATCAGTGTCTGGAGGTGCTGTAGGTTGTTCTACTTCTTTAGCTTGTTCTTGAATTTTTTCAGCTTCAGTGGTCATAGTCTACTCCTTAATAAATGAATGACTACATTATATAGCCGTATTATTTCTTAATACTCACAGATTTGAATATGAAATTAGAAAAAAACTTAGTTCTTTCTTCTGTTCAAAACCAATTTTAGTAACATAAGAAATCGTATTAGTCCCATCTAATTCTAAAGATTGGCCAACATAATACCTGCCATTTAAATTGTGATATATCCAATTATCTACATTTTTCACTGTAGATGGATTGTATCTAGGAATTGTAACAAAATGAAAATGGCGGGCCGGAAACTGCACCCGCCTAATACCAAGATAATTTAATGGGTTCGGTTTTCCATTCTTAATAGGCATTACTTATTTTCTTCGTAGTATGCATAGTTACCAAAAGGAGGTACTATAGTATCGTTTCCATGAATAATAAAAAGTGTGTCGCAGTAATCTTCTTCACCCCAACTGTCCCAAGGATAACCATCTGTAAACATGATAAACTTTTTAGGTTGGATGTCATTGTCTTTCATATAGACCCAATTGGCCATAAAATCAGTACCGCCACCACCTTTAATTTCATAGGTCATGATGTCATCATTATACCCATCATAGTCAGCTTCATTATAGACTTGTGTATCAAAGCACCACAATTTAATTTTGTAGTCTTTGTATTCTTCCATAATACCTTTAACTTCACTAAGGAAGTCTTTGGCCTGTGCATCACCAATACTACCACTCATATCAATGGCAATACATACATCGATAGTTTCGTCATTTTTAAGACCTGGAAGAACGGCACCCATGTGCCAACCCTTACGGTTGGGACGAGTAAAACTGTAATCGTTTTTAATTAGACTTTGGATTTGTTGACGCAACAATTCGCGCCAATTCATCTTAGGCTCTGTGAGTTCTTTGATAAGACGTGCAACACTGGCAGGTGTATTTCCAGCACCAGCTGCCTGTGCAGCCTGCATAGTTGCTTCACGAATTTCGTCACGAATCTTTTTAAGATCTTCTTTAGAATATTGTGGACGATTACCTTTACCTTCTTTTTCCCAATCAATATGATCGTCAAGCAGTTGTCCTAATGCAGCCAATTGATCTTCGTCATACTTGCTAAAAATTTCATCATAGATTTGTTCGGCGCTATGTCCGTAATACTTGCTATCATGAAAAATCTTAATATCTGGAATATTGTGATCACCAATTCTATCACGGACCAATTGACCGTTTACACAATAGTCTGCAGCAACGTTAAAAATTTGTGGATCACGACTTTCACGACGACTCATGTGATCAAAGACATTGTGTAAAATTTCGTGTGCAATAACAAATTCAACTTGTTTAGTTGAAAGTTTTTCAAAGAAATCACGATTGTAAAACAAGTGGCGTCCATCAGTGGCCGCAGTAGGACACCAATCAGTGCATTCTTGAATTTTAAGACGTGTGGCCATATTGCCAAAGAATGGATGGCGTAATAGCAATCCAACTCTAGCTACAATGATCTTGTCAATAATGGGATCTAGACTATGTTGCATTTCGGCTCCTGTTTACAATATTTAATATTATAACACCGCCCGTGGGCGGTGTCAATCTGTTTAGCGTTTTTCAGTTGCTGCCGAAATATACTTGCCAAATTTTTCGTGAAACTCGTCGAAACATGCAATTTCATCTGGATCCAACGGCAAGTTGTATTGTGTAAGAGCAAGTTTAGTTGCCATAATAACCAATTCAGTTTCAAAATTCTTCATAATAAATTCGAAGAAACAGTTTACTTGGTCATTCCAATCTTTGGCATTTTTATCGCTGGCATCCCTAAGTTCGTAGCACAGACTAACTGCCAAAGAATACATAGCGGAAATCTCTTTAGTTTCCATTTTCTTTACTTTGCCCTTAAGGATGTCAGTAGGATTAGGCATTTTGCTGGCATGTTTACGGTGAGCCATAAACTTAATAGCAAGACCTTCACCAACTGCACCTGAAATAAGGTCAGTAAGAGTACTGTCATCAGTGTCGCCATCTTCTAGCAATTCACTGACAAAAGTCCAAGAACGGGGTGTTGCAAAAGCACGACTAGAACTCTTAGGATCAAAGTCATACAAGTCCTTCTTAGAGAAGGTCAAATATCCAACTACGTCTTTATGGATACGGTTTTCAGTGGCCCAAAAACTGTAGTCATCCCAATCAACACGCATTTCCAAATGGATAAAACGATTAGCCAACGGAGCAGGCATGCGATAGGTCACACCTTTGTCCGCTTCACGGTTACCCGCGGCAACAATGCTTACATTGTCTGGCAAGTAGTAAGTGCCAACACGACGGTTAAGAATAAGTTGATAAGCCGCAGCCTGTACAGCAGGTGGAGCCGAATTCATCTCATCCAAGAATAGAATAATATGTTTATGTTGTGCTGCCATTTCTGCGTCAGGCAATTCTGACGGAGGAGCCCAAACCATTTTGTTATGATTAGAATCAAAGTAGGGAATACCCTTAATGTCAGTGGGTTCCCAAAGACTTAGTCGAACATCAATTACATGAGCACCGAGATCTTCACCCAGTTGCTTGACAATATCGGATTTACCAATTCCGGGCGGACCCCAAAGGAAAAGTGGACGACGTTTGGCAAAACCTTTTTGAATTGCCTTTTTAGCAGCCTTGGGGCCTACGGTACGAGATACGATTTCGCTCATTTGCAGTTCCTATCGTTAAGTTAATTAAGCATGGATTTTTGTTACCATACTCGTATTGTACGATAAG